ACTCACTTTCGGACGGGGCGTTTCTTGACTGGGGTTCGTTTTGCTTTAGGAACGGGAGGTTCTCCATCACTACTACCCTCTTCGTCACTCTCGCTTTTATCTGGTACTACGAAACCATCCAAATTACCATCCTCATCTGCATCTTCTTCATCTGAAATGTCCTCTGAATCAACGTCGCTGTTCTCCTCATCCGTTTCGTGCTCCTCGGTGTCGTAGTCCTCACTGGCGTAATCGTCCTCGACTTGCTCAACAGGCTCGTAGCGAACAGGGGGTTTGGATACGCGCCCTGAACGGGTGCGCTGCTCTGTAACCTCACTGTCCGTGAGATCTAACTGTGGCTGGGATGAAGGCTGGGCCATTATCTGGGTATTCCTGCGTCGTCTCGTTTAAGTACTTTGGATAAAACCGAAGACCTTGTGAAAGAGCAATTCTATTCAGCTCAAATTCACCTTCGTAAGCTAGTCTGAGTGCGATAGCCTCTAGATCCTCTTTGTACTGTCCATCATCAGCTCTTCTGATACCTAGACTCATATCACGTATATTTTCAAGTGCTGTATAAAGAGCTTCAGCCGCCGTGTCCAATTCTGTTTCTAATTTAGATTCAAAAAGGTCCATGTTATTGAGGAATCTTTTCCAGCTGATTGGGTCAAGGCCAGAGTACGGATGAATTTCCTGCTCGTACTTCCGGAACTGGCCTCGCGTGGTTCTCGGAAAAAAGACCCAGAAAAGAATTAGTAGGAGGGCTACCAACAACAACGATTTCATCTATTATACTGGGAGGAAGAATATGCTCAGCCCCAGAAAACGACTTGCACTCCTCGTTGAAGCACCTCTGGCAAATTCTCCCTTTGGTTATCAGGAACCACACGTGATTTGACCTGTGTTCTTCACAGACGCGCTCACAGTACTTGGAGTCCGTCTGAACATACCAAGCATCAGAACCAGCCTCGAGCCGTTGAATCTTCTTCACCTGCGTCTGCCTGTGACCCTGAATGTACCGCTGGATGAATTCCTCTATGGGCTCGCTTGCAGGCGTCTCGTCGTCAAACAGATTGGACCTACCCTCCTTGATGCTCGTGCGCATCGAGAACAGGGCTAAGATCTCGATACTGGGCTCCTTGGAGAAGTCTGGCCCATCAAGCTGCTTCCACGGAACATACGGGTCGCCCGACGGTTTCTTGTGTGACCAAAGCATCCTGAGCCCAGACCCGCCATATACACTGGAATCAATCACCGAGTTCCAGTCAATCGGCCCGTCGGGCATGGCGAGCAGAATTCTAGCTCGCGCAGATACCGCCTGAGGCTTGGTCACCTTGAAATCAGGCCAGTGAATATGGACGCCCGTCTTGATACCCTCCTTCACGGGTCGGGAATGTGTGCGAGCGATGCAGCACCGACCAGGCTTGTCGAGAGCCTCGTGAATTGCTCCACAAATTTTGAGAATAAATTCATCACTTGGTTTTTCTTGGGCCTTGTAATCAAGATCCACGAAAAACTTGAAGACCTCCGTCTTCTGCTCGACGACGTACAATTTCTTTCCCAATTTCACTTGTGAAATATAAGTCTGAAAAAATGCATCTGAATCTTCATCGGGCACGAAGAGGATCCCACCATCCATGAGGGTGTGGGTCCCGGGGGCTTTGGGCACCGACCATAAATTTAGGTTCATAATTAATTAGGTGTTTTCTCTTCTAAGTCAGAATCAGCCTCTGAAGATGAGGAAGAATCCAATATAATTCTAGACCAAAAACTCTTAACCTTCTTTCTGCGGTTCTTCTTCTTTTCCTCGTTTGGTGCAGCTGGAGCCTCCTCGACCTCGGGCTCAGCCTTGGGCTCGACTGGGGCCTCCGCCTCCTCCTCCTCAATCTTCTCAATTTCGTAACACAATCTGCGAATGGTCATTTGATCTGCGAGCTCCTCGGGTTTGGAACCGTCATTCCGGAGCGTCGCGAGCTTCTGAGCATACCAGAGCTTACTGGGAGTCATATTTAGTAGTACATGGTTTCTTTTTGAATATTTTTTTACGCGCCTATGCGTTTTGCCACCCCGTAGGCTCTCTTTGTGAGCCATTTCCATGATCCTAAACTTTTATTTTTAATTCCTTCTTTTTTTAAAATTATTGTTGCTTTATTAATCAGAGATGCTTGTCGCTTCCCAATAGCGTTCCAGAAACGTTGGGTATCACGTTTCCCTTTCGCACTAGCCATCATTTTCATTACCTTATCATAATCTGAAACATATGTCATCAAATCTTTAAATTAAATGGGATTTTATTTCTGGCACGAATTGCCTGAACAAATTCGGGGTTCTTAATGACGTGAGCTCTGATCATGGGCCATAGGTTTTCACGTTTGGTGATTCCCTCTAGGGTATCGAACTCACAATAGTCATTTTCATCGTAATTCTTTCTGAACGGAACGAGGTGACTTTCCATCTTATCCTTCTCTTCATCGAACCGTTTCACTATATGGCGGTGTTCTATTGAAGTCATCGGGAGATCAAATACATAGACGTGATAGGTATTGAGGACATCAACACCATCTTCTATGTCTCTAGGTTCTGGGGTGTCAGTCGAAAACTTGAAGTAGGCGTAGGAGCCTCTCTTCAGGTTGATCGTTCCACGTGTTTCTTCTTCGAGTTCTCTAACCGCACATCTCAGCGGATTATAGATCTCGCGTCGGCGACACCCGCCTGTGACAAATGTCCATTCACGGTACCTCCGGTCATGCACGACCAGAAAGTGAGGGACCCCCTCTATTTGACTCATCGGTATTGCTATTGCTTTGTGTCTCTCTCGAAGAGCTGCCATGGCTCTCTACTATTAATTCTGGACCAAAAAAATTCTGTAGATTACCGCTGCGCTTGTCATAACTCGCCAAAAAGACGAGGACTGCGAGAATGAGCCAGATCCAGAGTGGCATTTATATTAGTTTTCAACTTAATTTGCGTACAGCAGCGAGCCGAGGCCATTCTGGATGCGCAGCACGTTGTAATTGACTGCGTACAGGTAGGGGTTGGCGACTGCTGGGTTGGTCAGTGCCATCAGACCGTTGGTGAGCTGCACTGGGGTGACCAGGCGGTAGGTATCCAGGCGCGAGAAGTTGATCGTGCCGGTTGGCTGGTTCTTGGAGGTGTCCAGGCAGTAGCTGATGATTGCCACGTTAGACACGGCGTTGTTATGGACGTAGCCGAAGGGGGTGTTGTAGTACTGGGGCACATCCACGTACTGTGCAAGTGACTTGTACTCACCGACATCCACGCCGTTGATCTGGGTCTTCAGGTAGTAGTTGGCGGCATTCACCGAGTTGTTGCCGTTCTGGAAGACAGTTGCGTAGCTGTTCGACTGGAAGGCGATGTACTTGACTGGGTGAGCCAGAGCCAACTCCTGCATCGGCTGATTGCTGATGGGCACGCGCTGCACCTGGTGGATGAGCAGATCGTGTGTGTTGTCGGCGAAGAACTTGCGCTCAGCCTGATCCAGGTAGATGTAGTTGGCCCATGCCACAAACTGCAGCTGAGAGTAAGTGGTCGTGCTAACCGCCTGACCTGGGAAGAAGCTGAAGACGGTGCGTTGTGGGATATTCACCTGATATGGCGTAGGTGGGAAGGTCACCGTCACCGTGGTTGCATTGCTGGATGCCACCACAACTGGGCCTGGCATTGGCAGACCAGCCACGTACTGACCGGGCTGGATAGTGCCCGCAGATGGCGAGGCCAGGCGAGAAATGTTGATGACGACCGAGGTTGTTGTAGGCCCCATCGACGTCACATCAGCGGTTGCAGCCGAGACTATTGGGGCGTACAGATTGGCCGTGGTGTGGGCCGGGTACAGCAGGTTGGACGAAGGGGACGAACAGTTGGAGAATGAGATAATCAAGTTGGAGCTCAGAGTGTTGGAGGTGCCGGTCAGAAGGTTGCCGTAGATGCTCTGGACCACAGCGCTGGTGTTGGAATCAACCAGGCCGCCCACGTTGCTCAGGAGCATACCTGGGAAGATTGGACCGTTAAAGACACCCGAGTTTGTGGTCAGGGCCACATTGGTGACGTTGGCGGTCAGTCCGGTGAAGGTAACTGTATTCCAAACGTTAATTGAAGCCAGGGGGGTTGCTGGAAGAAGGGGATTGGTAGTTGGGCCGAAATTGACGGTTGCGCCCAGCTGGCTGGACCAGGTGATGCGCAGCTCAACGTCGGCGTACTGAAGGCTCACCAGTGGCAGAGCCAGGAAGGTGTCCTTGCAGAAAAAGAACTTGAGGGGGAAGAAAGTGCTCTTCTGGTTGGTTGGGTTACCGGTTGAAGTGTTCAGGTGCCGCTGGGAAAAGGCCTGCGCACCCACAACTGGCTCGACGTCCGACATCCACTGAAAGTCCTGGGTATCCACAACCTGACCGCCGATGAGCAGATCAATCTTGTCGATGATCTTGGACCAGTCGAGGTTTGCCACTCCGGCATTGTTGTTGTCGCGTGCAGTAAAATAAACGTAGGACAGCAGATCACCCTTGCGCTCGAAGCGGATGGTGGAGATGCCGCCCGCTTGAGGGATGCCCTGGATAACCTGGCGCTCCACGGAATGAGCATAGTGAGTATAACGCTTGTAGTTGGACCGAAAGAAAGAAATCTCAGGCTTGCCGGTCAGCCAAGCGTCCTGAGCACCTGTAGCCACGAGTTGAACAATGCCACCGCTCATTTTATAATTGCTCTAGATTATTTTTTCCCATTTTTCACTGGACAGATAGTGGCTCTTGGATGAATGAATTCTTCTCAAGTTGTTTGATTGCAATATCCAGGCTGTCAGAGGTGGCCCATGGGTTGGCCCCAGTCGCCGACTTCTTCTCGTTGAATTTGTAGAAATCTGCATTCACGTAGTTCTGGAAGCGTTCGCCGTTGGCTGGATTCACTTGCTGCTGCACAGATTCAGATTTGAGATTCGTCATGGCGCCAACCATGCCAGTTGGATCCACGCGAACATTCATGCGACCTGCATTACCAGGGCGATCTGGGTTGGAGCGATTGCCGGAAAAGTGGGGGGCGGATTTGTCCGTGAGCGAGCCGTCATAGGCCTGCTTGACGTTGTAGTGAGCGATGCCAAACTCCAGAGTGTCACCACGTACGCCAGTCTCTTGGCGGATGGTCGTCCGGCGGGTCTTTATCTGATCTGGGCGACCCTCGAAACCACGGATGGCGCCACCCTGTCCCTGTGCGCTATTCTGGGCGGGGGGTCTGTACCAAGCCTTCGTCGCCTTGGCTTGGTGAGTCACTGAGCCGATACCACCGGCGCCGCCGTTCTTGACGACGGGGTTGGCGGGACCTACGCGACCCTCGATGGTCGTGAGGCGCTCCTCGTTGATATTATTTGGCAGAACACGGAAGAACTGCTGGAAACCGCCAGTTGCGGGCACATCGGGGCTGACACCGAGGCCAGGGCCCACACGGATGCGCTCGACTGGCGGCAGGTTATTCATCTTATTCGTCACGTTCTGACGGCCATAAAGATCATAGACGGGCTGACCGAATGGAGAACGGGTCGCCTGCTTGTCGAATGCCTGGAGAGAAGCCACCTCGTGCTTGGGTGAGAGGCGGAAGTCGCCCACGCGGCGCCCGAGATCAGGGGTCATGATTTTCACGTCATAAGAGTCCTGCAGGTGCTGACGGGAGTTTCCAGCCAAGTCAGTCTCCAGTCTGGTGATTGGGGGGAGGGGTTTGCGAGATTCAGTGGTTGCCGGCGAGTCCTCGCTCAGTTTCTTTCCGGCAAACACCAAACCGACTACTGCTGCTAGAGCGAGTGGGTCCATTATTATTACGAGGGATATAAATTTACTTGGCTATGTATCGCTGCACGAAGCGGTTATTCTGGTCGGCCGCGTAAGTGCTCATGGGATCCTGAGCAACGACGGGCAGAGGACCCAGATTCACATAGGTGTTGGGGAAGTCGTATGGCTGTGCGGCCCACACCTTCTTGTCGGCCAGCGTGTCAATTGGAATCAGGGAGGACCACGTGTCGGCCAGGTCGGTCATCGTAATCGTCGCTGGTCCCTGAACAGCCCCGGTCTGGAGCTGAATATCAGCGGTAGTATAATACGTCTGAGGCATTCTTTAAACTAGGGCTATATTTTTTTAACGCCCGTTGCCTGCTCGCATCTGAGTGCGCTCGGGGAAGTTGAAACGCCACTC